AGGCGGACTAGAGTCTAAAGCAGGGTGGAAAGGTCTTATAAGAAAATTTGCTACTTTACTACTTGTTCTTATTGCGGCAAGACTTGATCTGCTTATGGGAACAGATTATTTAAAAGACTGCGTAATCATTGCTTTCATTGTAAATGAGTCTCTTAGTATAATTGAAAATGTAGGTTTGATGGGTGTACCTTTGCCACCCGTACTTGTTAAAGCTATAGACGTTTTAAATGAAAAGAGTGATAAAAATGTTTAAAGCTTATCCGATAAAAAAGTACACAAGAATAACAAGAGGTTACAGTTTAAAAACTAAACATAAAGGTATAGATTATGCCGCTAATAGAGGTGTGCCTATATATGCCGTTGATGATGGTGTAGTTTATAAAGCAGGTAAAGGCGTTCTTGATTCTAGTTATGGGTATCAGGTGGTATTGAAACATAAACACGGCTTTACTAATTATGCTCACATGAGCAGAATTGCCGTTAAAAGTGGAAATGTAAAAGCAGGACAAATTATTGGTTACGTTGGTAGTACAGGTCATAGCACAGGAAATCATTTACACTTTGAATATCATAAAGGTAAGTTGTGGAATAGAGTTGATCCCGCACCATATTTACCCGCTAAAAAATACAGATCAGGAAATACATATACCGTTATATCAAATGTAAGAGTAAGAACAGGTGCAGGACTTTCTTATAGAGCAAAAGAACAGAAAGAGCTTACACCTAACGCTAAATCACATGCTAAAAATGGTATTTTACAAAAAGGAACTAGAGTTACAGCTATTGGCGTGATTACTGAAAATCAAAACACATGGTTAAAAATACCGAGTGGTTATATTGCGGCATATGTTAAAGGTAAAAGGTATGTTGAATAATGGCTGATTATATACCACGAACAACTAAAGATGGAATATACGGTGCTAAATATTGGTATACTAGAACAAATCCATTTTATCCAGCTTATCAAATGCCTAACTGTACGTGTTATGCGTGGGGTAGGTTTTGGGAAATATCCCCTGATCATGTGCCTAAATTACCAACAGGAAACGCAGGCACATGGTTTGCAAATGCAAAGTCAAGAGGGTATAAAACAGGTAGCACACCTGCTTTAGGTGCTGTAGCTTGTTTTGGCGGCGGGTCATGTTGCGATTGTTGAAGCAATTTATTCAAATGGTGATATTCGTTGTAGCAATTCAGGATATCGTAGACCAATATCAACAACGGATTGGCACTATTTCTTTATGACAACAAATAAAAAAAGCAATAATTATGTACCGTGGAGCGGCTACTATTTTCAAGGATTTATTTATAATCCGTATGCGGGGGATAGCCCGTCTCCTCCCGATCCGCCAGACCCTGATCCGCCAATACCAAGTGATCCAGACTTTAGAAAAAAACATTTACCATTTATTTATTATTTAAAAAAATTATAGAAGGGAGAAACAAAATGGCTGTAGTTGAAAAAAGTGAATTGATAAAACGTGTACGGGAAATCTTAGGTGAAGCACCTGATGAATACGGACTAGGGCTTATGGAAGATTTAGCGGACACTTTAGATTCAAACAGTGCAGGAACTGCGACACGTGAACAGGTTGAAGCAGAAGTGCGTGAGGAGTTTGAGGAACGAATATCAAACATTGACAAAGAATGGCGTAAAAAATATGCTGATCGGTTCGAAAGTGGTGGCGGTAATGAGCCAGACCCAGAGCCAGAACCAGAACCAGAGCCAGACCCAGAACCTAAAAAAGTTAAATTTGAAGAATTATTTAAGGAGGGTTAAAAAATGCCTAGAAGAATTGAAGTTACAACACTCGATGCTAGCACCATTGATATTTTAAATGTTATTCGTGCTAATGCGTCTGCTGAATATCAGGACAATGTACCAGAAGTAACAAATGTACATGATATTCCAAAGGTTGGAGAAGCTATTTTCGGGTATCCTGCATTAGCTAACCAGTTTATAGCGGCACTTGTTAACAGGATCGCACTTGTTAAAGTAAATAGTGCAACCTTTAATAATGCTTATGCAGAACTTAAAAAGGGGTATCTTGAATTCGGTGAAACTGTCGAAGAAGTATTTGTTAACATTTCTAAAGTAAGAGAATTTTCAGCAGAAAAAGCAGAGAAAAGAGAACTGAAAAGATCACTCCCTGATGTACAGGCGGCATTTCATATAATGAATTGGCGTGTACAGTATCCTATTACAATTCAGGATGAAGATTTACGTATGGCTTTTGTAAGTGCTAATGGTGTTCAAGATTTGATCGCTAGAATTGTAGATGCTGTTTACACAGCGGCAGAATATGACGAATATCTGTTATTTAAGTATTTACTTATCAAAGCTATTTCCCATGGTGAAATGTTCCCCGTTGGTTTTGACGGTACAGACCCTAAAAATGCGGCTAAAGCTTTCAGGGGGTATTCTAACCAGTTAACATTTATGCAGACTAAATTTAATAATTATGGTGTACATAATACTACACCAAAAGAGGATCAGTATATCTTTATGGATAGTGATTTTAACGCGTCTTATGATGTTGACGTGCTTGCAAGTGCTTTCAATATGGATAAGGCAGATTTTCAGGGCAAACTGAAACTGATTGATAGTTGGGATACTTTCGATAATGAGCGATTCGCTGATATCGTGGCAAATTCTGATATGATTGAAAAAGTCACGCCAGAAGAACTTGCACTTATGGCGGATGTAAAGGCTGTACTTGTTGATAAAGAATGGTTTCAGGTGTATGATAACTTGTCTCGTATGACTGAAAAATATGTTGCGTCGGGTGTATATTGGAATTATTTCTATAATGTATGGAAAACTATTTCTTCTTCGCCTTTCAGCAATGCTATTGTATTCGTTGATGGTGCAGAAAAAATTGTACTCCCGCAGACGATCAAAGTCAAAGTTGATGAAAAATCTGAAAGTGCAGAAGCTACAGTATTTACACTCCATGTTGACGATGATAACCCGTCACTTGCTGATAATGGTTATAGATTTATTCAGTCTGAAAATGCCGTACAGAATTTAATTGCTGTTCACAGATATGGGGCGTATATTTTCCCTAGCACAGCAACATCCGCTGTTGAGCCGCCACAGCTTGAAATTAAGGGAACTATTTATAAGTATATACCTACTAAAGCTGAAGGTGGTACGCCGCAGGGGCTTACAATGACAACCGAAGTCGGAGCAGAATTTACTTTGACTAAACAGTAAAAGGAGAAATAACCAATGTTTATTGCACCTAATAGTATCATATATGTGTTAAAAGATTGCCCTTTAGATACAGATTATATGCACACACTTTCACATACTAGCAAGATCGCACAGGCTAATTATTTTAAATCATTACGCAAACACACATTCACAAAACAAACATACGCAAGGGTGAATAGAGGGTATTTGCGTTTAGAAAAATCAGCTGATGAGTTATATGATTGCAACTATTTAATGTTTCAGAACACAAGTTATGGTGATAAATGGTTTTACGCCTTTATTACCAGTGTTGAATATGTCAACAATGTAACTTGCGAGGTTAGATTCGAAATTGATGTTATGCAGACATGGTATTTTGATTATGAAATGGGTCAGTGCTTTGTTGAAAGAGAACATGTTAACGATGATACTATAGGTGCAAATTTGTTGCCTGAACCAGTAGAAATAGGCGAATTAAAATATAGCTTAGGTAGTGATAGTGGTCATTTAAATAAGCCTTGTATATGTGTTCTTGCAAACACAAAGGCAAGCGGCGAACAAGTTACAGGTGGGTTGGTAGCAGGAATATATACAGGTTTAGCAATATGGACAGCAGATGCCACAAAAGACGGTGCGACAGCTGTTAATAACAGGTTAAATGAATTTGGTAGTTGGGATGAATTACTTGAAAATGTTGTTAGCGTTTTTATGTATGATAAAAACTTTATGAATTCTGATGAAGCAACTATAACTAGACCTGCTAATTATCAAATAACAAAAGACAAGCATTATTCTAGCTTAGACGGGTATGTGCCTAAAAATAAAAAATTATTTACATACCCGTACAATTACTTGCTCGTTACTACAGATGCAAATGATAAAGCTGAACTACCATATGAATATTTTAGCGGCTCAAGTTGTACTTTTACTATGAATGGAGATGCTACACCTAACCCACAGGTAAATTTAATACCGACTCAATATAATGGTAAAAGATATGCTAGAGAAAATGGTTTAGTGATATCAAACTTTCCGCAATGTGCCTTTAACATTGATGCCTTTAAAGCGTGGCTTGCACAAATGGCAAGTGGTGAAGCAGTAAATAATCTTTCTAATGCCACTCAAAGTGCTGTAATGGGTGGTATAGCAGGTGGTGGATATGGTGCGGCGGCAGGTGCTTTATCCTCACTCGGTGATAGCGGAATAGGTATGTTTTATCAGGGGTTAACAGCAAGTGTAAGCCCATCTATTGTGCATGGCACAGCAGGTACAAGCGTTTCATATGCAACAGGTACAAAAGACTTTTTCTTTTACAATGCTTATATGAGGGCTGATCTTGCTAAACGTGCTGACGATTATTTTGAGGTTTATGGTTACAATGTAAGCAGACTTAAAAAACCTAACCGCACCACTAGACCGCACTGGAATTATGTGAAATGTGGTTACACAAATATTGTCGGAAGTATCCCTGCGGATGACCTTAAAAAGATTATTTCAATTTATCAAAATGGTATTACATTTTGGAAAAATGGTAGTGAAGTAGGAAACTACACGTTAAACAATCACTAGGAGTTAGAAAATGGGTAAAAAAAGAAGAGCACAAGGAAATAATAATTTTTGGATGAGCGGGCTATTAAATAACGCTACATTTAAACAGTATTATTGTAGGCTAACAGAATTAGCCATATCAATGTTTGAGTGGAAAAACCTACCACCTGAAATAGATGTACGTTTTTTAGAACTTACATTATTTTCAGAGGGATACGCAGTATTTTTTAAAGATGATGTACTTGAGAAGTATTTAGCGTTACAATGTGCTTTAGGCGGAAATTATAACGTGTATAGAATACCTAAAAATAGACGGGCATATGCTGTAAATGGTTATAATAGACAACTCGATGAAGATAACAGTGTTTTAATTTATAATAATTATTTACACACAAATTCAAGACTCGATGTTGAAATGTTTGCAAAACGCTTGTATAATATTGATAGGGCTATAGATGTAAACACCAACGCACAGAAAACCCCTATTTTGATAAAGTGTGACGAAAAAGAAAGACTTACACTTTTAAATCTTTACAAGGAATACGATGGAAATGCACCCGTTATTTATGCTGATAAATCATTAGATGACAGGGCTTTCAATGTACTAACTACAGAAGCACCTTTTGTAAGTGATAAACTGTATCAGTTGAAAACGCAGATATGGAATGAAGCACTAACATATATGGGTATTTCCAATATCAATATTCAGAAAAAAGAAAGATTGGTCACGGATGAAGTAACAAGAAATCAGGGTGGTACAATAGCCAGTAGATACAGCAGGTTAGAGAGTAGACGGCAAGCTTGCGAAATGATCAATAAAATGTATGGATTAAATGTTGAATGTAATTACAGAGAAGATTTTCAGGTGACAGATAATGAAATTATAAAAACTGAAAGCTTGGGTGATGGTAATGACTAATAATTTTATTTATACAACTTTAGTTAGTGGATTTGCTGTTTTAGGTATAACACTCGTTGTTATATGTGCAGGTATTTTAATTTGTGTTATAATATCTGAATTAAATGAGTACACCAGACAAAAGAGGAAAAAATAATGGGTAAGTATACTACAGAATTGAGGTTTATATGTGAAAGTGCCGCAGGTTTAAAAGAAAGCGTGGGTTATAATGATGTAGAAACAATTATACAGAAAGCGATCCCTTTTGTGTTTGATTTTGATTTTCCTATGTTTAATGTTGAATATAAAAATGTACTTTGCACTAAAATTATAAAGCATTATTACACTAGAGAAATAAGCGAGGAAACTGTAGGGCTTTGGAAGTTGCGATTAAATGCAAAGATGAATGAGATTATGCCTTATTACAATTCGCTTTATAAAGCGTGGAGTGTTGATTTTAACCCATTGTTTGATGTTGATCTCACAAGAGAACACACTCTTGATAGAGACGGTACGCAGAAAACAAACGCACATAGTGAGAGTGTAACCCGTGATCTGTATAGTGACACACCACAAGGTAGCTTGCAGAATGTTGAAAATGAAACTTATTTAACAGATGCTAGAAAGACTAATGTTATTAGTGATAGTGATAGTACTAGTAATGCTAAAACTACAGATGAATTTTTAGAACGTGTTACTGGTAAAAATGCAGGTAAAAGTTATAGTATGATGCTTAAAGAATATAGAGAAGCGTTAATCAATATAGACTTGCTTATTATTGATGAATTGCAAGACTTATTTTTTAAGTTATGGTAGAGAGGTTGAATATGGATAATTTAGATAATATAAAAAACTTTCGGTTTTGGTGTCAACCTATCTTGCCGTTAGTTTATGATGATAGTTTAAGCTATTATGAAGCACTCTGTAAATTTAACACAAAATTAAATGAAGTTATAGACCGGATCAACAATTTTCAAGAAGATATTGAAGAAATGGTGGATAACAAAATAAGCGTGCTAAAAAATTATGTTGACAGTGAAAACGCTAAACAGGACGCAAATTTTGATAAAAAAATCAATGATCTTGAAGAAGCAATAAATCTTAAAATTGAATTGATTTATCAGTATATAAAGAACGTAAAAACTGAAATATATAATTATGTAAATTATGAAATACTGGAATTAAAAAGATATATTGATAATTCAATTTTAGGAAAAATCATAATTTATGATCCCACAACAGGTTATAAAAACCGACTTGATAAAGTGATAAATAATATTTATGATGCTTTACGTTATTGGGGTATAACTTGTTATCAATTTGATAGTGCTGAAAATACAGCTAAAGAATTTGATAACAAACAAATAACAGCGTTAAAATTTGATACTTTAGCACTTCAATTATTAGGTAAATTTTATAATCACTATATATTCGATCCTATCAATGGTGCATATGAAACTATACAGCGTGTGCTTTATAGGTGGTTTCAGGTTTACCGAACAGAAGCTATTACAGTTAATACCTTTGATGGAAAGGAAGATACAGCAACTGTACTGGATGGGTTAGAATATTCCGCCTATGAATTTGATGATATCGGGGGGTCTTTGATCATACCCTGATGAAGCCCTCTATTATTTTATGAATGTAATGGGGTTTGATGATAAATTAAGTCTAATTGTAGACCCTATGGATAAAGGGCGGTATAAATGTGATAACTTTGATGACGGGTATATAAGTAGGTGATGATATGAGTAGTACAAACAAAACAAATAATTATAATTTGCCGCAATGGGTTGGTACAGACCACCCAACATTTAAAGATGATTTTAACCCCGCTTTTTCAACTATTGATAGCACTATGAAAACAAATGCAGATACTGCTAGTACAGCTAAAAGTACAGCAGATGAAGCACTTACGGCGGCTAATAATGTTACAGCTATTAAATCGAATTTAGAAAATAAAACAAGAATGACTTGTGATGATTTTGATAATTTATATGTAAATGCTTATAATAAAGCAGATGTATAGAGAGGAGTTTTTATAATGGGTAGCACAAACAAAACAACAGGTTATAGTTTACCGCAGTGGGTCGGTACAGACAAGCCAACATTTTTGGGGGACATGAACGATGCTTTCTTAAAAATTGATGAGGGTATGACTGCTAATAAAGGTAGTGCAAGTACAGCAGTTGCACAGGCAGGACAGGCTGTGCAGGACGCTAATGCGGCACTTGCTAAAGCAAATAGCGTTGAAACAACAGCTAATCAGGCTAATACTAATGCACAGAACGCTATTACTATTGCTAATAATGCGAAAGAAGATGTTGATAATGCTGTATTGGATATCAACAATTTAAACACAAAAGTAAATGCTTTTGACAACTGGATCAGTGGCGACCTTGTTGTAAATCAGAGTGGCATGAGTATGGGGGGTAGTTTTGTAAATGTTAACAACGCACTTAAATTGGCAAACATAGCCGCAACGGGTACAAATAGTGGTACTATAAATAAGGGTGCAACGTTATTCAGTATCAACGGTGCGGCATTGGGTGCTAAGTCTAAGCGTATTATTTATGGTGGTATGCAGGTTAGGTTATCGGATGGGTCTGCCGCTTTTGTAAATATCGGTATTACGTCGGAT